ATCAATTACTTCTTTTGGTAAAGGGGTATCAGGTAACTCTATCATAAACAATCAACAAAACTTTGTACTCTATAGTTTATTTTCCAAAGTTCCTGAACAATGTCTTCTCTTTGGTAGGTTGCTTTTGCATGAGGATTGTACTTAGGATGCCATGGTTGGCTGGAAAGAGAAGTAAAATGTAAGTGCCAAATGTCTTCTAAAGCATACGAAGCCTGTTTACTTCGGTCTTCCGCTGGGCCATCTGTTACAAAACCATCGAAGGAGTTCCAGCGGGAATCTATTCGTTTAATAATTGTATCTTCAACTGCCTCTCTATCTGGCGATCCAATCTCTTTACTAAATACATTTTTATAGCCCCAAGTGGTTGCTGCGATTTCTTCTATAGGAGCTATATATTTTTTCGCTCTTTCGCAATCCATCACAATTACACTATCGGCAAACCATCCACGCTCTAACGGCGTGTCTTCATACATTTTTGGGTTCTTGTTTAATTCATCCCAGCACATTCCAAAAGCACATCCCTCTAGTGCTGTATCGTATAGCATTCCGATATCTCTAAAATTCATTTGGTCTACATCCATGTAGATGGCTCTTCCCTCAAAATTGCATAACTCTGGAATTGCATATCTGAAACAAGTAAAAGGTGTTCCCCAGCCGTCTGTGTTCCAATCAGGGAACATACTTGGCCTCATGAATGTAATCTCTAGCTTTCTATCTGTATTTTGATGCAGTGTCCAAGCAAGTATCTTTTCTATCCATTTGTCCTCGTATTCACTTGTTCCTACGAATATTCTAATTGCATCACTCATCTTTCTTTTTCCCAAATCTTGTGTAACTGTTGTCAATATTAAAATATATAAATTGTGTGCCTTCTTTAGGATAGTAATTAAATATTCTATCGCCAGGAAACAGGTGTTTCTGTTCTCCTACATAGAAGCCCATACTATCACTATCTTGCCAGTTCATTAGGTGAGGGCTGTGCAGAAACATAGCTCTGTGAGCCGTTTTTCTACTTTTATCCTCACTATCCCCTTGCCTAATGGCAGCATAGGCACCCGCTGCACTGAGAGTAAACATACCTGAATAGGTAGGACAAGGGTGACATACTGTATATTTATTACAATTTACTACTGTAAGATTTGTAATCATTGCATCTTCTTGACCTGTTATTTCCCTAATATCATTAAAAATAGTCTGTTTTAGTTCTTTCCACAAAGGAAATGATGAACTGTATAAAATTGCCCCAGTGTGTGAGTACAGGGTATAACAGTCTGCGTGAATAAATCTCCAGTCAGTCTCGGGACTCATATACTTAATACATTCTTTTAATAATTTATTAAGATTGTCGTAATTCATATTAGGTTCTAGTAATGGGTTAAATGTTCTATCGCAGCATCAACGCAATTTTGATACTTCTCGGGAATACTTAGGTCTATAACTACTCTAGGCTTGCTCCCTGTATTCGTGTCTGCAAACCATGTTTTACCATCTTTACCACATCTGCCCGTTAATACAGTCCAGTTGGCTGCACCTACGTCTCGTTTCTGGTCTTTGATGGTTGTTTGTCGTTTATTTTCTACTTCTATCGAATAACCACTACCAGCATTGTTAATAAACCTAAGATAGCATCTGCCTTTATTCTTAGAGTTACTCCAGCCAGTATGACCCCATCGAGGTGGCATTACAGTAAGTGTATCATAATACCATGCTGGATGGTTCATGTTTACTACTCCTGCACCATGTTGGAAATATTTTAAGAAGAAGTACTTTTCTGTTCTGAGCCTTTTCTTCATCTTCCCACCCTGTACTTTAGCTACTTCGCCTGTATAGTCTTGATAGTTATGTGATTTAGGATATCCTACAAAGTTAGCATCTGCCATGTACTCTTTTAGAGTCGCAAATGTTAAGTCAGCTTTGGGTTCTGAACGCCACGAGTGTGGCATCTGAAGTAGGACTGTGGCAAAAGAATCTAACTTTTGCAAAACTTTAATGTTCTTAATTGGAATTTGTTTCATTTTTCAACGCTTCGGGGTCTGTTACCTTTTCATAGTAAACTACGACCTCTTTGAGTTCTGTGATATAACGCTTTAATTCTTGCATGTTATAGCTCATCAACTCATAATCAGGGATAGACATAGCTACAAATACTATTGCGCCATGCTCCTTTTTCAACCTGTCGTGGAACTCTTCAATGTTTTTATCACTCACAACGTACCATAGAGGCTCTTTCAAGTCTATTTCTCTAGGTAGAACAGGCTGTGTTATAATCCTGTCCATTGGTTTAGCTGTTACTTCAATTTGTTTTGGACTTAGAAGAGAGCAGCTCGACATCGTTATCGAGAGCATCAATAGTCCTACTAATTTCTTCGATTGAGTCAAATACATTTTTAGTTCCCTTGTTGATTCTAGGCTCTAGCAATCCCGGCTTAGCCGTTGCTAGTTTGGTTAAATTGTGCCTCTTGAAGATGTCTAAATATCTGTTCATCTCCTGTTGAGTAGCTTGGGACTTTGCCTGAAGTTCACCTAGCTGTTTCGTTTGTAATGCAAAGTCATTCTGCATTGTGGATATTGCCTCCTCTTGTGTAGCAACGGCACTTTCTAGTGCTACATTGTTGGCAGTCAATACTTTGTTTTGCTGAAATAGGTAATAACTACCTAAGCTCAGTACTAAAATAATTGCTAATAAAAACTGATTCATAATTCTTCTATCCTATAATTAAGTCCTTCTGCACCTCGTATTTCTACTAACTCACCTTCGTCAGTTACGAACTTTAGGAACTTATCTTGTTTCTTGTGAAACTTTTTAACTATGTAGTCTTTATCATCAGCGTCGCCAAATATCGCATTATAACTTACTGTTAGTTTATACCTAGGAAATATTAGGTACTTTATCCAGAGATAGACTTTTGTTATCGTAGTCCGAATAAAGAGAGCAAGTTTTGACATGGAGTTGGCGAAGGACTTTTTCATATCCCAAATAGGTCTGCTTCTGCTTGTCTGCGTCTAGTAAGTCCTTCTAAGACTTTACCGCCCGCTTTGTTCCAACGAAGCATCTGTGCAGGAACTCCTGCATAATCTCCCATATTTAATACTTTCAATAGTGTACTTGCCCCTAGATTACCATTACCTAAGTTGTACACCCAAGACACCATAGCGTCAAATTGATTTTGGTTGAGTTCGACCTTTACGGCTCTATTTATATAGCCTTCGTACTCTTCCATTTCTTCTACTAACATCTCATCTGCTTGTTCTTGAGTAATTACTTTACCCTCGTGAGCTGTTTTGATATGACCATAGCCTATCGTCCACACGCCCGCAGGACATTTGTATGCCTGTAGCTCGCACCCCTCGAAGTGCTTGATTAAATTTAATCCATTTTCACTTATTTTCATAATTTCTCCTATATGAAGGGAAACGGGGGTGGTTTACACCCCCATTTGTCTTAGCCGATATCAAACTGAACTTCTTTGCTCTTGTCTTTCGTGATATTGACTGTAAGTAGGCCATCAAGTAGTTTGATTTCTCCTACTTTGAGGTCGGAATTGAGGATGAAGGTCTTGTCGAACGACTTTCCGCTTAATCCTCGATGAAGATAATTATCACCTCCTTCGCTGTCTTTAACACCCTGTATTCGCAACTCATTGTCTTTCTGAATTACAGTTAGTTGTTTTTTACTCCAACCGGGCACAGCGATTTCAAGTTTGAATCCACTTTTGCCCTCCACTATATTATATCTGGGGTAGTTCGTCTCCATTTGGTCAAGCCAATCTGGATTATGTCCTAGCCAGAAGTTTTTTAGTATTTCTCTATGTATATTTGCTACCATAGTCTTTCTCCTGTGTGCCTTTACGGTCACGCTTTGCTTCCTTTCGGTAAGCTGGTTATATAAGCGAATTTTTCCACTTACTCGATTATTATACCAATTTTTGAACTTGGTGTCAAGAACTATTTTCAGTCATCATAATCTATCATACCCTGTTCCCGTAAATAGTCAAGCGTTCTAGAAATTCCAATCTTTTTGCCTATTGTGTAACCTACACCAATACCACACCCTATTAGAGTGAACCATTGATACTCATTAAATGCGAGTATTTCCATGTTATTTTCCTATGTGTTTGACATCACTTCGTGGTATAACCTGATAAGCACCCTTGTTATATGCAGGAGCAACAGTAAATTTCTTACTTTCTTCTACTTTCCAAGAGTTATCTGGTGGAGGCGAATATTTGGTCGTTTGCATACTAGGATATTCCTTAGTCTGTCTATGCATCGTTTTTGCACTACTCTGGTCGACTTTTGCCTGCGATTTAACAACTGTTTTCTTCCAAGCATTTGTCTTTCGCTTACGTCCGCTAGGTGAGTAACGCATACTGCCTGTAACTATCATATTTTCTCCTTACTTTTTTGATTTATACACTATTATACTACTATTTAAGCGCGCAGTCAAGATATTTCGTAAGTTAGTCAAAAATAGTTCTTGACTTTTGCTTCTCTTTTTAGTATAATAACTATATGAGAACTTGGACTGACGAAGAAACAAAGTATCTGCGAAAGCATTACAACAATATTCCAGTGGACACGCTTGCGTCTGCACTTGGACGTTCAGCCCAATCTATAAGAAACAAAGTGCATATCATGCGTAAGAAAGGTTTCACTTTCGATAGGAAAACAAATGAAAAGAATACCACTTAAAGGCGGAGCTGAGTTTGATGCTCTTACTAGCTGGAGACGAGTACTTTGCTACTTGGATAGACCTGGCGTAGCTAAAAAGATTAAACGCAAGTATAACAAGCGTTTTCGTGCACACGCTAAACAGGAGCTTCATGCCAACACTTAACACTAAAAATATGCCCTTTGAAAGAGCATTGAGAATCTTCCGTAGAAAATGCGATAATGCAGGTATTGTACAAGAGGTACGTAAACGCGAATACTTCGAAAAACCTACAGCCAAAAGAAAGCGTAAAAAAGCAGCCGCAGTCAAGAGACAACAAAAGATTACATCTGCAAATGCCAATCATATCAAGCGTAGACCAAATCATTTAAGATGAGCGCTACCTCCCATTGCACACACGCAGTCCCCCAACTCCATAAAAAACATTCCTTCTTAGAAAAATAAAATATTTTCTAGTACCAAAACCTTACTTCAGCCCAGCCAACATCTCACACCAGAAAAACACATCTTGCATTATTTTAAAAAGTATGGTAAAATATATACATAATTTAGAAATGCAATCTAAACAAATCACCACTTACTCCTCTACTCCCAATCTCAGAATATAGAATTGAGAGCGTTGGGGGAGCGACAGCGGGGGAAACGCGATATTCAAATCTGATAAATTCTGGAGAGAATCTTGGAGTTAATGTGTTAATCATTTTCAATCAAGAAAACTAAATAGAGCTAAATCAAACCCATTCTAAACCGCTGCTAAACAACATCAAAATCACACTTACTAAAAATTCGTCTCCAATAATGAGA